CGCCAATTCTGGCGCAGCCAGCGGAAATGTGACTGTGTGGAATGATGTGCTGCTGCAACTAGACGCATCAAATCAAACTGGGTACAGCGTACCAATTCCCGGAGAAGGCGTCCTTGCTCATAACGGCATACGACTTTTCTTAGGCGCTAACACGCATATCACGGTGTTTTATGGCTGATACAGAGAAGAGCATTAACCTAGTTGGGCGCAAACTTATGGTTGCGATCCCCTGCTATGACGGCAGGCTGAATATTAAGACGGCGTTTGCTTTGGCAGCGCTCGTCCCTAAACTGGACAAGATGGGTGTCCAGATTCAGCTTGCGCATTTGTCAGGGTGCTCGATCATTACCAAGGCGCGTAACGCGCTAGTTACTAGATTCATGGATTCGGATTGCACTGATCTACTATTTGTAGATTCGGATGTCATCATTACTCCCGAAGACGTAATTCGTTTGCTGGCCCTGAGCGGTGGCAAAGACATTACTGCCGGCTCATATCCACGTCGCGCTGACGACCGTAAATTCTTCCTTGACTTCTACTTAAACGATGATGGCGAGTTAGAGTTTGACAACAATGGTTTGATGCGTGTAAAAAATGTAGCTACAGGCTTTATGATGATCCAGCGCCATGTGCTGGAAACCATGATTACCAACCACCCCGAGTGGAAGTACTACAACAACGTGGACGATACGCACGAATCAGCAGTATTTGATTTTGCTATTGTTGACGGCAATTACATCGGGGAAGATTACCTGTTCTGCCAGCGCGCTCGCGCAGAAGGCTTTACAGTGTTCCTTGACACCGACATCAGCCTGCCGCACGTAGGCACTACCGAGTTCTACCGTAACTTTGCTGAAGATGCTATGAAGCCTTTGATGGCAGAGCATGGTAAGAAGCGTTTAAAGGTAGCAAATGGCTAAGAAAACCCCATCCCTTGCGGTAGGTCGCGGTGAGAAGCTTCCTGTCTCTAAAGGGGCTGGGCTGACCGCCAAAGGCCGTGCTAAGTACAACGCAGCCACAGGATCAAACCTCAAAGCTCCACAACCAGAAGGTGGGCCCCGCAAAAAGTCATTCTGCGCTCGTATGTCTGGCATGCCCGGCCCGATGAAAGACGAAAAAGGCAAGCCTACCCGTAAGGCTGCTTCACTAGCTAGATGGAAGTGCTGAGGTAAAAAATGGCTAATAAAGAAGATGAAATTATCAATGGTTTAATGGAAGCAATTAAATCCAAAAAAGATACAGACCCCGGAATGACTCCACGTCGAGATGGTCGCGGTAGTACTTTTGGTGATGATCCCGGAATGACACCGATGAATAAGGTTGATAGGGAGGATATTGATTTTAATAAACTTCTTAATCGTGATGCGCCTCGTTCTAGTGCCTCTACAAAAAAGAAACCTTCTAATCCATATAATTTGAAAAATGGCGGAAAAGTTGCCTCCGCTTCTAGTCGTGCCGATGGTATAGCCCAGCGTGGCAAAACCCGTGGGAAGATGTGCTGATATGGAACTAAGCACAATTTGGTCGGCAGTACTTTCTGTTGTGATGGGGGTTTTTGGCCTATTCGTCAAAGAAAAGTTTGCTCAAATGAAAGAAATTGGCGAAGACACTAAGCGTGTCGAACGTCTTTTAAACATAACCCGCGAGGAGATTGCCCGTGATACAGTTACTCAAGCAGAAGTTCAACGAATTACTGACCACATTGACCAACGCTTTAACAAGCTTGAAGCAAAAATTGACCAGCTTATTCAAGCAGGGAAATGATGCCAAGTAGCTCTAAAAAGCAACACAATTTCATGGCTGCGATAGCCAATTCGCCATCGTTTGCTAAGAAAGTAGGAATCCCACAGTCCGTGGGAAAAGACTTTAACGAGGCCGATAAAGGCCGTAAATTTTCAAAAGGTGGTGATACTATGGCTTCTAAAATGAACCCCGGCTTTATGGCAATGATAGCTAAGAAAAAAGACGGTAAAGCCGAAGGCGGTAAAGCCGACATGAAACAAGACAAATCAATGATGCAGAAGGCCGTCAACAAACACGAAGGCCGTTTGCACAAAGGCGCGACTATGACTAAATTGGCTAAAGGTGGCGGTATCGAAACCAAGGGTAAAACCAAAGGTAAGATGATCGCCATGAAAAACGGCGGACGGTGCTAATCATGGCTACATCAGAATTTGGTTCCGCGTTTGCTGCTGCTCGTAGAGCGGGAGATAAAACGTTTGAGTTCAACGGTAAAAAATATACTACCGAAACCGCTGAAGAGACGGGCGCAGCAAAGAAAGCTGCTCGTAACTCTGGTATGCGTAAACAGAGCGATATGATTTCTGCCCTTCAAAGCGCAGAACGTAATGCATCAGACGAAACTTCTCCTTTGGCGCGTCAAAAAATTGCAGAAGCGGCCAAAGCTGCGCGTGATAGATACGCAAATGCAGACTCTGAAGAATCAATGAGTGGATACAAATCCCGTTATACACCCGCAGGCATGGCCCCAAAAACCACAGCAGGCGCGCGTCCATCTTCTCCAGCCCCATACCAAAGCATGCTTTCTGAAGAAGATCAAGGCATGAAACGTGGCGGGAAAATTAAAAAGATGGCTTCAGGTGGATCGGTTTCTGCTTCCCGCCGTGCAGACGGTATTGCCATTAAAGGCAAAACTCGTGGAAAGATGTGCTAATCATGGCTACTACTAGACCTACATTCTCTGAAGATCAAGATATGGGTGACGTGTCTCCAGCCGATGTGGCTGAAGCAAAGAAACGTACCAAAGCACAGGCAGCTTACGATGCTGCAGACCAGACTCCACCTTCAAAAAGCAGTGATGCTCGTGCTCTTGTACGTGGTCAACGAGGCTATGCAAAAGGCGGTTCAGTTTCTTCTGCATCCTCTCGTGCTGATGGTTGCGCTCAAAGTGGCAAGACCAAAGGTAAGATGGTTGCAATGAAAAATGGCGGGATGTGCTAATGATTGCCAGTCGCGGCATGGGGGCCGTAAACCCCTCCAAGATGCCTAAAGGTGTGAAGAAGGCCCGCCGGGATGACACCGACTTCACACAATACGCTGAAGGTGGTACGGTCAATGCTGCGGGTAACTACACAAAACCCAGTCTTCGCAAGAAGATTGTGTCGCAAGTAAAAGCCGCAGCAACGCAAGGAACCGGCGCTGGAAAATGGTCTGCACGTAAAGCTCAGCTAGTCGCTAAGAAATATAAAGCCTCTGGCGGTGGGTATAGGGACTAAAATGAAGGCTCCACAGAAATCGCTCAAGGACTGGGGTGACCAGAAATGGAGAACTAAAAGTGGTAAAAAATCTTCTGATACAGGTGAAAGATACCTACCAAGCGCTGCGATTAAAAGCCTCAGCCCTAGTGAGTATGCTGCGACAACGCGGGCAAAACGTGCTGGCAAAGCTAAAGGGAAACAATTCGTAGCTCAGCCCAAAGGCATAGCAAAGAAAACAGCGGGGTTTAGATAATGGCAGATGAAACGTATGGTATTTGGGATATAAAAGCTCAAAGTTTGGTACGAAATAAAACGTACGACAGCGCTAGTAAAGCTAATGCTGCGAGTAACCGCATGGATACAACCTACGGGGGCTCGCGTTACGTACCCAAACTTATTCCCGGCCAGCCGGTAAAAACAAGTGCTGCGGAGTCTGATGAACAGCCTGTAGCAGCTAAGCGCGGGGGATTTATAAAATCTGCTGACGGCATTGCAAAACGTGGTAAAACCCGTGGGAAGATGATTTAATATGGCAACCTCCGGCACCTCATCGTTTAACCTAGACCTCACAGAAATTGTTGAGGAGGCGTTTGAACGCGCGGGTTCCGAGTTGCGTTCGGGTTATGACCTGCGCACCGCGCGGCGTTCACTGAACTTGATGTTTGCCGAGTGGGCAAACCGCGGTATTAACATGTGGACGTTTGAGCAATGCACGATTAATTTGGTGGCTGGCCAAGCCACTTACGCCCTTCCTGTAGATACCGTAGACCTCTTGGAGCACGTCATTCGCACGGGCGCAGGCAACGTATCAACACAGGCTGACCTAACTATTTCGCGTATCAGCGTATCAACATACGCCACGATTCCAAACAAACTCTCCCAAGCCCGACCCATCCAAGTATGGTTCCAACGGCTTGACGGCGAGCGATCCGCAGTGGGAACCACCCTTGCAAGCACCATAACGGCCACAGACACGACGATAACTGTTGCGTCAACGGTTGGCCTAGGTACAACGGGTTTTGTCCTTATTGACGCGGAAACCATCAATTACGGGTCAGTCTCAGGGAATCAGCTTTTGTACTGCTCACGCGGTCAGGCAAACACCACGGCTGCGGCTCACACATCGGGGGCTGCTGTATATCCACAGAACCTTCCATCGGTAACCGTCTGGCCCGTGCCAGATACCACTGCTGACTACCAATTCGTGTACTACCGCATGCGCCGTATTAACGATGCAGGTGGTGGTGTAAACACCATGGATGTACCGTTCCGTTTTTTACCCTGTATGGTGGCTGGCTTGGCGTATCAGTTAGCCATGAAGATACCCGGTGGCGCAGACCGTTTACCTATTTTGAAGGCCCAATACGACGAGGCATGGCAGCTTGCTGCTGACGAGGACCGGGAAACCGCTCCCATACGATTTGTGCCCCGCCAGATGTTTATTGGTGGCACTTAATGGGTAATCGGTTCGCATCCGGCAAAAAGGCGATTGCGGAATGTGATCGCTGCGGGCAGCAGTTCTTGCTGAAGAAGTTAAAGACTGAGATAATCAAGCAACGGAAGTATGAGTTATTGGTGTGCCCCGAGTGCTGGGACCCGGATCAGCCGCAGTTAATGCTTGGTACATTTCCGGTAGATGATCCACAAGCATTGCGCAACCCACGTAGGGATACAACATACGTGGTATCTGGAGTAAATTCAGAAGGCAATTTGTCTGGTGGCTCGCGGGATATCCAGTGGAATTGGAATCCCGTTGGGGGTTCTTCAGGGTTTGACGCCTCTCTAACCCCAAACTACCTAGTTGCAACCACGAGTGTCGGAAATGTTACGATAACGGTATCATGAAAACTTGCACTGTTTGTAAAGAAAATAAGCCTGTAAACCAGTTTGAGTTACAGAGATGCCAATGTTTGGATTGCCGAAAAAGTTATTCTAAAGTTCGAAGAGCAGCGTACTACGCACGAACAAGAGAATCCTCAATTTTAAAAACAAAACTTTGGCGAGAGCAAAACCCAGAAAAAAAAGTTCAATTTCGAAAAGCAGAATATTTGGTCAATGCTGAAGCAGCCAAAGAAGCAGCGCGGAAATATCGCGCTCAATACCCGGCAAAAACAAATGCTTGGAGTCGTAAACATCAGTTATCCAAAAGGATGCAAACGCCAAAGTGGCTAACGCAAGACGATCACTGGATGATTGAGCAGGCTTATGAATTGGCAGCGCTTCGTACCAAATTGTTTGGTTTTTCTTGGCAAGTTGACCATATCGTTCCTTTACAGGGAAAACTTGTGTCGGGGCTGCATACCCCGTACAATTTGCAAGTCATACCTGCAAAGCACAACCAAAGCAAGTCAAATCAATTTACGGTTTCATAGGAGTTAATCATGGCATATACAAAAGCTGCGGATGGTATTACTAAACAAGGTAAGACCAAAGGCAAAAATCTTGGTGATAGTGGTCCTACCGTCGCCATCCAACACGGTGGTAAAGGCAGCAAGGGCGGCAAAACCAATGAAGAAATGCTGAAGCTGGGCCGTGGTCTGGCTAAAGTAGCTAACCAAAAGCGAGGCTAATATGGCAACCTTTAGCAAAAAACTGATGGGCAAGGAAGTTGGCGATGCCAGCGTTTACGCCAAGCCCCACACTATGTCTGGCAAAGCGGTGGCTATTTCTGGTAACCCCGGCAAAGAACCCAACCATAGCAAGTTGGACTCGTATGACGTAAGTGTAGGCAATATCAGCAAGTCCGCTGGTAATGAGCCTGTCAAAACCTCTGGAATTAAAATCCGTGGTACCGGCTGTGCTACCAAAGGTGTCATGGCCCGGGGGCCGATGGCATAAGTATGAACTACGCTGCTCTAGTTACTGCGATCTCTGATTACACGGAGAACACGTTTACCACTACTGATATGAATACGTTCATTCAGCAGGCGGAGCAGCGTATATACAACACCGTTCAGTTCCCCTCGTTGCGCAAAAACGTAACAGGACTTTTAACATCCGGCAATAAGTACTTATCGTGCCCTGATGATTTTCTGTCCTCGTACTCTATCGCAATAATCAGTGGATACGGTACCGCCAATGAGACGTATACGTACTTACTGAACAAGGATGTAAACTTTCTCCGGG